CCCATTCTAAGTTCATGGAGCTTACCGCTCAGCTAAAGGAGAGGATACAGACGGATATGGATAACAACGTCATGGCCGAATGGCACGACGAATCGCATCTGAACTGGTATTTCTGGAAGAATCCGCCCACGCTGCTAATTTATCCATTTGCCGTCCAAGAGGGACCGATATTCGAGAAGACAGGCGTGATGTTCCTGGACAAGGGAGCTATCGGAGGACATGGAGCGTTTCGTACTGATCGGCCGCCCGGGTTATCAATGACACGGATAGGATTTAAGCGGCGTTAAGACTGCTTCGTCAAGATTTAGACAATAATACCTACATTTAACACATGGATATCTATAAGTTCATTTATGACCTGAATATTAAGATCTTTGTTGAGATTGGATGTCACTTTGGAGAGGACACGCGAAGATTCCGTAAGATGCTGCCGTTGGCGAGAATTGTTGGATTCGAACCCGATCCACGCAACATAAAAATCATCCGCGACACTGGGATCGACAGAATCTGCGAGTTCCACCCGATCGCACTTTCGAACAAATCTGAATCTCGGCAATTCTTCATGTCATCCGGTTCCGTTGGTGATCGTGTCACCGATCAACAGCATCGCGAGAATGATTGGACGTCGTCTTCGTCGTTAAAGGTTCCAACTGGTCACCTCGAGGAGCATAAATGGATAACCTTTCCCACCTTTACTTTAGTTCAGTGCAGACGACTTGATGACATTGAAACTCTCCAAGGGGCTGTAATAGACTTCATATGGGCGGATGTACAGGGGGCAGAAGACCTCGTATTCTCGGGTGCAAAAGATACATTAACCCGTACACGATTTGTATATACAGAATACGGCACAAACCTATACGAAGGACAGCTGAACCGTGATCAGCTTATCGCATTGTTCGGTCCCAAATGGAGTGTCATTCATGACTTCGGGGGAGACATCCTGCTCAAAAATATGGCTATGTAAGTAATGCGAATTCAAGACTTCAAGGTAGTCTACATCTGCCCCGATCACAATGAAAAGTACCATGCGCGGAAAGTCCATATGGATACCATGCTCAATGATCTTGGATTCAAGGACATAGAGCATTACAAGTCTGGAACAGATGGATACCCAAGGTGTCTGGCGAATGCGAACATTGATATACTTACGAAATACTTGAATGTACCTTTCATCCTACTCGAGGATGATGTAGAATTTACCGGAATTTCCGACTTTGACTATGTTCATGGCGCAGACGCAATCTATTTTGGACTGAGCAGGTGCGCGAGTCACCCGACACTGGATGTAAATCTAGGAGAATCTGTAACGGTTCCATATTCGAACACACAGGTTCGAGTACTCAACATGTTGGGTACCCACGCGATCATGTATATATCACTGACGTACAAACTAGCAGTTATCGAAGCAATGAAGAAAGCTGTTGGTCACACGGACATTGCAATATCAAGGATACAGCCTAAATTTCGCATCCTCGCGAACTGCATTCCTTCCTTCTTTCAATCTGCCAACTTCAACGCACCTGGGCATGACGATGCGATCACTCTGTTTAAAATACAACCAACGCCAAAAAGACCTGGGGTATTTACGAACATAAAACTCCCCTCTATTTTCTAAGTGTAAATTGGTCGTCCAGTGAGTTTGATCATCCAGTAGTTACCACACTGTTTGATTTCACTCTGAACACGAGGGGGGTAGAACCCAATAAAGAGGCGTGAAAAGTCGTATACGCGGCTCTTCATCTCTTCGTACTTGTTGTTAAGATAATCGTGTGTAATCTCCGAGTAGTCGGTTGTCCAAAGGATCGGACACCCGCGGTATTTTTCTTCTACGAGTGGGTTACGTTCCATGATCGGTATACAACCAGCCATCAATGCTTCGTAATGTCGATGGCAATCAATACCATTCCCCTCGGGAGACAGGACAAACTTGTAAGAGGGCAGTGTCTCAAAGTATATATCGGGTTGCAGAAAAGTGTTTCTGATCGCGTTCAGATACAGAGTGTTCAGAATTGTCCTTCTATTTTTTCCATGTGCACGGCGTTTGTAATCGGTTGTCGGAGTGATCGAACACAGCAGCAGCTGGTCGTGTTGACCATGTTGCAACCGCTGTCCCTTTGACATCTGTGCAACATAGTGATATCCCATCCCGATCGGAAACGGCATCCATGCGTCGTCCTCATTCATCGAAGAAGCCTGAATGATGAACTGAGTTGAATCCTTGTAACAGTTCTGCCATGTCGAAAGGTTCATTTAATTCATGAACCGATGTAAACCAACAGCTAAATAACGCCGAAGGAGAAGTTCCCGAACTGCATTGCTACTAGGATACGTCTCTTTGAACCATGAGCCATCGTGGATACGATGTTCATACTCCATTCCAGGGACAACAATCAACGTAGCCTTCATGTTGAAGAGCGCGTAAAGTGAAAAATACAACGCGTCCCATGCGCCACTTGCTCGATTACACATCGGCTTGTCTGACATGATATCGAACGTAGCCAAGAATGTCCGCGGAACAATTAGGTTCATCGTGTTTAAACATGTCTCGATGTCTGGCCAATAGTGTCGAATTGTATCCCGTGTGAGAAGCTTACCCACGTAAGAATGATAATGGAACGTCGGATTTGCCGCGCACGGTAGGAACAGCGAGTTACGAGGAACCGCGTTCGTTGCGATGTACTGTCTAAATGCGGCAAAGTACTGTATGTCTGCGAAGTTATCACTGTCAATGATAGCAACGAAGTCACAGGTTGCATAAGAAGCCGCACGCTGCTTATTCTCGACGGATCCAAGACGACGTTCGTTTCTGTATACGCGCAGCTTTGGATCCGAGAAGGCTGCGGTGATCTCGTCGTAGTCTTCGCCCGTTTCATCGGTGACAATGAGTTCATTGACATATGGATTTGAGAGGTATTTAGGGATCGAGTCCTTCAAGAACGAGAAGCGACGCATGGTTGGAATACATACGGAAATACTCATTTACGAATACACGTGAAACATACGTAAATGCGTATTGCTCTATGTAGTATTGCGATAGGAAGTAAATACCTAGAAGAGTATACCAAATTGTTTATGCCCAGTCACAAGAAGTACGCAGCTACGCATGGTTACGACTTTAAAGTTATAACCACGTACTTATCTGCTGTAAACCATCCGGATACACTGTGCTTTCATAAGTACATGCTCTGTTCGCAGTCATGGGCGAATCAATATGACTACATCGTTTACATCGATGCAGATATACTGATAAACGAACGTGCACCTGGAATACCATTCCATCTTCTAGGAAATGGTATCGGGATGGTCGATGAATACTCGCAGCCAACACCCGAGAGACGCCGGGCAGTCCAGGTTAAGAATGGTTGGGAGTCAAATGCTTCTGATTACCTCAGGCTATGTGACTATTACCTTCTCACAGATAGCGTGTTCAATGGTGGGCTAATGGTATTTCAACCGGAAAAACACAAGGGGCTATGCGAGTCGATTTTCGCGAAGCATGTACATAGCAATATCGGTCACCCACGTGGATTTCACTTCGAACAAACGACTACAAACTACGAACTGCAGCGACGAAAAATGGTATCCGTTCTCCCCAACGAGTTCAATGCAATCATAGCAATAGCCAAAAGTGATGATCCATCTCTAACCATCGATGAGTTTTTCAGTCGGAATCATTTTGTTCATTTTGCAGGTCGATATTGTTTCGAATGGGTGGAAAAGTTCACTGCGGGACAAGACTGGGATACATGCCCGACATTGACCCCTGTCTAAAAAGCTCGGGGCTTCTCCAACACCCGATCGCGGAAGGATTCGCTCTGAAATAATGATTGAACGACCAGTCAATTACATCATGATTGATTCGCGGTCGAAACCAATTGAGGAATGAGCGAATACCACCGGGTGACGCTATATAAGCCTCCGTGCACCTCGAACACCCATTTGAGAATTCTGAGACAGGTGGAAGCCACAACGTTGGACTAATCTTCTTGTTCGGCGCCTTCTGGTCATTTGTTATAGCACCGAAGCATCCAAACCCAATGAACGCAAAATCAACTTTCCTTTCACGCATGGTATCGATGTCCTTCCTGATTTCGCTATCTATGACGTCCATTGGATAGACGGGTATCGCGTCGCTTTCAAAGACAACCACATATTGATTCATCACTGCATACTTTTCTAGTAAAGCAATGTGATTGATCGCAAGGCTAACTGCATTGATCTTCTTTCTCGGGTCGAAAATGCCAAATAACCGGTGGTTCCTCGCTCCCTCACCGTAACATACGACACTGGGAGACACGTGGTAGAAATCCATGATTGGCCGAAGCGCATTCGTTCGTTCGGGTTCACGGGTGAGATCTCCGATAAGCTCAACCGAATAGTTTGTGGTTGTCAGCTCGATCCGAAGATCGTTGACGACCTTCCCAATCCAGTTGGTCATATCCTTAACAAAACACGGTTGGTTCACCATCTGGAGCCAGTAGGCATCGTCTTCGCATAACCGTTGAATTTCTGAGATCGCGGCATCGATGTTGGTCGGATCGATGGGAACAAACCGATCGGGGTTGATATACTCTGTTACTCGCTTTGATCCATAATATACTGGAATGGTTCCTGCACGAAGTGGGTTGATTACCTTCTCGGTGATGTAGTGATCTCCCTCTGTGTTTTCAAGTGCGAGAACTACTCGGTATTGACTCTGGAACTGTAGAATATGTTCCTCGTCGTATGACCCAGGTATTGTATGTCCAATGTTATTCTTATAGGAACCACCCATATCAACGTGAATTCCACGTTTCATCAATTCGTCAATAAAGTCGTTGCGAAACCGCTTACCTGTACCGGCTGATGAGATGACTGCACATATCTTCTTTGGGGGGATCGTCGTGATATTGGTTTGATATGCATGGGGTTTGCAATAGTCGTACGGTAAATAGAGAGGACAACTCACAGAATGCACCCCCAGAATAGCTGAATACTGTGCAGAATGTTCCGGGAGAGGAAGAGACGCCTCACCCGAGAAGAATATACTATATATCCACCGCTTTGATGGGAACACGGACGGACTAAAATGACTCTCAAGTAGAATATCCGCGTCGTTCATTGATTCTGCGATGACAACGTCCCTATTCAACGCCTTGGTTAGAATGTGCTCGAAGAATCCAAAATGTACACCGTTTGTTCTCTCGACAAATCCACCCCAGAATCCATTGATAAACACGCGGAGCGGACGCGGGTCGATAAAGACCTTCTTAAAGATGGCCATTACCTTCTCAGGCGTATAGTCCCTGTATGTGTTCCAATCTTTCTGACTCTCAACTGTCTTATCAAAACGCGTAAGCATGTTGCTCAGGGTTGATTCTGTGTACCAGAATGCCCGGTCTCCCATCAGACGACGATGACCAAGTTCTCCGGATTCAGTGCAAAAGATTGGCTTGTTTCGAATAGCGAACTCTCCCATTGAGCAACTGAATACTTCACCCATTTCCCGAGCGTGAATCATCGCATCACATGTATTGATGAATCTGACCTTACGCACAAGATCGACGATTGGGGGCAAATGAATGACGTTCGGGAGACTGGAGCCAAACGGTCGAGTGTTCATGAAGAGGAAGTAGATACTAGGATATGCAGATGCGACCTCGTATACAATTCGCTTGACGTATCCAATATTGAACTCTTCGTACCCCCCGTGCCGCCCAAATACGGTGGCGGACTCTGGTATACCAAGTTCAGCGCGAAGGTTGTCACTGACGTCCGGTAGGCTCATGATATGAGGAACAAATGGATATTTTCCATTATTGCCCTGCACCCAAGGTGCAATAGACGCATATATATCACCATGGGGGCGATGACAATTGAAAACACAATGGTTCATCGTTTTACAGACCTTGCTAACCAGTTCAGTGCGGTCCCCGCCCTCGATCACATACATCATGTCGCATTTTTCATCAAGCAGGATCTGGTCTACCTGTGAGAAGTGTGTGACACCAAACACCTTAAACTCGGCTTGAAACTTGGCTAAAACCGTTGCATCATTGAATGGTTGAGTTGTATCATATATCACAATACTCTCATTGCCAAGTATGTTTTTATTGCCCAATGCATAATCGTAACAGGCAACTGTTGTTCCACGAAGTGTCAACTGGTTTTCCCAGAAAGCAATCTTCATGTATTCACTGCCGTAATCTCGTCTAAGTTGTTGTTAAATGTCCTTTACAGCGAAGAAGGCCAACGGTAAGTTGATCTTTAAGGACATGGGATGTTACGAGAGTCGCAATGCGTCGACCATGTGGTGTATAGAACAAGCGAATGCTATCTACAACTGGAAAGACTTTGACGAAATCACTATACATACGCAAGACTGGGGGCACACAGACGAATATACCTACAGCAAGGTCGACCAGTATGATGGATTAGTACCAGAATGGAATTTTCACGCATGGCCTCAGATCGGAGTCGATGATTACACCGAAACCACCCTGCAGATAAGCGAAGCCGGGAAAGAACCGTATGAAATTAATAAGGTCGGATGGATCGGCGAAACGGGTCTACCCATTCGCTCGAAAATGCTGGAAATAGCACAACGCAATACAGACGTCTTGGACGTGATCAGTATGAGCTGGATCCGTCAACAGAACAAGGTGAGACTGAATTCAAAGACGTATCTATCTCTTCCTCAGCTAACGAAACGATACAGCATCCTTATTGACGTAGAAGGTGGTGGGTTTTCAGCGAGGTTGAAGTATTTACTCTGGTCTCGCCGACCTGTGATCATCGTAGACCGACCCTTTAAGGAGTTCTTTTTCGAACACCTGAAGGAGTGGGAACACTATATCCCAGTAAAACGCGACCTGTCTGATTTAGTCGAAAAAGCTAAATGGTGTAGAGATCATTATGACGACGCTTTAAAGATAGCAGACCGGGCATATCAGTTCAGCCAGATACATTTAACGCGTGAGGCAGCCTATAAACAATGGAACCGCATACTAACAAATGAAGATTCTTCTGTTCATGACGGGATATCGACAGCATGAAGAGTACGCCTTACAGGCTCGTTTCCTTGCTAGATGTCCAAAGTTACGAGCCAATGCCGAACTGTTTGTCTATAACAACTATATCCAGAATAAGATCGAGGACGTATGTCGAAACATCCCGTTGCCGATGACGATCCACAATACAGATAAGAACGCAGGTTACTATCTTGGACCAATCGAAGCCATGGAGTTTCTCTTCGCTAATCGTGATCTTTCAGTCTACGACTATGTACTTCACCTTCACCCCGATGTCTTCGTCGTAAATGAAGAGCCGTTGATGAAGCTCCTCGAGGAGGAGGTATCTACGCCGAATGTATTCTTAGTGAACAGTGCGGTTCCAAATGATAGTCGGTTCTACTGCTTTGATTTCTTCGCGTTCAAGCCCCGCCTCCTCGAAAAATCGATCTTCGTGAATTGGTCGAACTGGGTGGGACCCTGCGAGTATTTCCTTCATGACCGTATTGTTGAGAACTCGATCCCCCATCGGTTGGTACAGCGGTACAGCGAACCAGGGAAGACCCGCGAGATTGACGAATTGGGTCTTTGGCATGAACATGAACTCTCGAAGATCAGACAGTTTTTATCGCGTATTGAGCGACTCTCATGAAATCTCCAGGGTCGTCAGAATGGACATATGTGAAAATCCTATTATATAGCGAACGTTCCGAACTGTTGGTTATGATGATTACGTCCTTACCGTATACGGTCTTGATCGCATGTAGTATACGATAACAGTCGCGGATTGGGCGATGACAGACACAGATAACACGATCAGAACTGCGAAGAATTGATCGGAATCGCTGAATCCTTCGCTGATATTTCTCGTAAACAGTTGGATAGTAGTCTAGCCAGTTATCTACAATCGTCGTTTCCCGAATGAATTCTTCGTCAACAGTCGATCTACTTTCGATTGTTGGATAGTCGTGATGAAAGCTAAATCCTAAATCGTCCGTTAGTACTGTGTTCATACCAAGGTCTGGATGAGGGCTATTAAAGTGAAGGTTTGTATGGAACCCATTAAAATCGGTCTCGATGCATTTCACGATTGAATCCCCGCTTCCCGTAATCCAATCGAAAGGAAAGGCCTCACGTCGAACACCAAGCTTACGTAATATAGATGCCGGTTGGCATGTGTCACCCAGTGAAATATACGTCGTCATTGTCTGTCTACCACAAATGCACTCGGGTTTCCGGACGCATTTGTGGTTTTGTGTTTGGTTCTTCGTTTGTGTTTTCGTTGTGGAGGTCTCTAGTTGCTGTAGGCCAGGCCACCCATGCCGCTCATCACGCGGAGCACGTTGTAGTTGACGGCGTACACGCGCACCTGCGCCGTGCGGCCAGAGCGCACCGTGTTGACGGACACCGTGAGCTGGAGCGTGGCCTTGTCGATACGCGAGAAGTTGCACGTGCCGGACGGCTGGTGCTCCTCCGGCTTGAGCGCGAAGGAGTACACGCAGATACCCGGAGCCGTCGGGGTACGCGTGTGGTGCTGGTAGGGCTGCACGTACGTGAAATAACGTCCCTCGCGCTCCGTGAAGCGATCCTGGCCGTTGAGCTGCAGCTTGGCGACCTCAGTCGGGCACTTGCCAGAGCAGCGAGTGCCGGAGTTGAGGATGACCTTCGCGAGGAGGTAGTTCGTCGTGTCCTCAAACAGGTACTGCTGGTCGTTACCAAGGTTACCAAAGTTGGTATCGAGCCACGACGCACCCGCCAGGGACGGACCAACGGCGATACCCACACCCGGGAGGTAGGGACCAGACGCGTCGCCGAGAATGGTAGGCACCTGGAGACCACCCGCCACGTTGGGAGCCTGGCCGCCGCCCAGGGAGCCACGGGCGAGAACGTCCATGATCACACCCTCCGTCGAGAAGTCGTCGGAGTAGTTGAACGGCTGGCAGCCGTTGACCTCAGTGATGTGGGGCGGGGGCGGCTGGGAGCAGTCGACGAAGGAATCGCGCTGGACGACCCACACGAGCTCCTTCACCGGGTGGTTGAAGTTCAGCTGGATCTTGTTCGAGCTCGACGTGATCGACTCGGCGCCCGTGAACTGCAGCTGCTCGATGAGGTACTCGTGCGTCTGCTGGGCGAAGCGGCGACGCTCCTCCGTGTCCAGGTAGATGTAGTCGATGTACAGCGACGCGGCCGTCAGCGACTGGATCGCCGTCGGGGCAGCCGACGAACCCGAAAGCTCATAGTAGCAGCAGTTGACCCACTGGTCGAACTCAACGTTGATGCGCACCTCGTGGTACTGGAGCGCGATCAGCGGGATCGCCAGACCCGGGTTGCGGCAGAACCAGAACTGGAGCGGGATGTACAGCGTACGCGCCGGGGTACCCGCGCGGGGGGCGCACGAGTTCGTCAGCTCAGAACCAGCGCAAGACACATCCAGCGCATAGCCCTTGCGATCCTTCATCAGCACCAGGTCGTGCGTGTTGCCGATCATCTCATCGAGCGCCGTCACCGTGCCAAGATCCTGGGTCAGCTGCGTCCAGATCTGCATCCAGTCGCCATACTGGCGATCGATGCGCTGACCGCCAATCTCGAGCTCAACCGTCTTGATCATGCGGTGGCCGATGTAGTTGAGCCAACGGAAACGGGCGATCTGGTAGTTGTTACCGTTGGTCGTGTTGCCGTCAATCTGTACCGCCGGGAGCACCACCTGGATGTACGTGCGGAACATCAGATCGGCGTTACGGTTGATGATCGCCGTCACACGCTTGTTGAAGTCGGCCTGGCCGTTGAAGGTGACCTCAATGGACTCCATCGCGAAGTTCGTGTGGCGCTTGAAGAGCACCTTCCAGAACGTGATCTGGGGGTTGCCGCTGATGTAGATATCCTGCGCACCGTACGAGACGAGCTGAAGAAGACCGCCACCCATGTTGCTTGTATGTTTTTACAGCAGCGAGAAAAATAGAAACGTTCACACGCAGAGAAAGCAAGAAAATATTTACAGGTAAGGAGAGTAAGTGAACAATGGTCAAGTGCCAAACCTGTTCACGAGAGGCTCATTATGGACTACCGGACGCTCCAGCGAGGTTCTGTCGAGACCATCAAACTGAAGGAATGATCAATCGGACAGGGAAACTGTGTCAGTTCGTCGGATGTAGGTCTACGTCTCGTTCATTCAATCTTCCTGGACTGAAGGGGGCATTCTGCAAGAAACACAAGACGGCCGAGATGGTGAATGTTGTGAACCCACTCTGTGTACATGAGGGTTGTATATCGACTTCAAACGCCTTTGATCTTCCGGGCGGGAAGGGACGCTTCTGTAAGGAACATGCTACATCGATGATGGTGAATGTTAGGAGCGTACGATGTGAATACGCGGGTTGTGAGTCAGTGTCCCGCAATTTTGACATACCGGGTGGAAAAGGCAGATTCTGCAGCGACCATAAACTTGACGGAATGGTAGACGTCCGCAAAGCGAAATGTGAACACGACGGATGTACAACTAAGCCCATGTACGGAGAGAAAGGTAAACCAAGTCGCTTCTGTGCGAAACATAAACTTGATGGCATGTGCAACCGCGGAGCATGTGAGTTTCAGGACTGCCATATCCAAGCGAGTTGTAACTATCCCCGAGAGACCAAATTTAGGTTTTGTACCACTCACAAACTCGAGGGAATGGCGAACCTAAAAATACGGTATTGTCAACAGACCGGATGTAAAAAGGCATCGTCTTTCGGAGTCAAAGGTCATTCGTCGACCCATTGTGCCGCACATAAAGAGGAAGGAATGGTGAACCTCATCTCGAAGTACTGCGAATACGAAGGGTGTGATATTACGGCAAGTTTCGCATTCAAGGGAGAGCGGCAACGTTTCTGTCAAACGCATGCCGAAGAGGGAATGGTCAATGTAACGGCTTCGGGCTGTACCCGCGAAGGCTGCGGAAAAACGAATGGGAACTACGGCTTTGCAGGTGGAAGGGGTCAATTTTGTACTAACCACAAAGAACCCGGAATGATCGATGTGAAAACGAACCGTTGCGAAGAGTGTGTGACAATTGCTCAGTATGGAAAACCTGGAAGCCAACGGTCACACTGTTCAAAGCACCGCAAGGCTGGAATGATAACCCTTCCACGCGCAAGGTGCCTGGTCTGTCGTAAACCGGCATTCTATGGCGTGAACTACATTCCTCGTCGATGCGACGCACATAAAACAGACGGAGATCAAAATCTCATTGAACGAGAGTGTGTTTCGTGTAAGCTAGTCATGGTTCTCGATAAGAACGACAAGTGTGAATTCTGTGCCCCCCATGCGTTTGAGACGAATCGACTTGCTAAGCAAAATGCATTGATGGCCTATCTGGATTTCTACGGACTTACGGGCGAGTCGACCGACAAGGTCGTGAACAACGGAGACTGTGGTCGTGAACGCCCTGATCGGGTCTTTGACTTTGGCGATAAGATCGTTATTCTTGAATGCGACGAACATCAGCATAAAGACCGCCAGTGTTCTTGTGAACAGACCCGAATGGTCAATATTTCTCAGGGATATGGCGGTCTTCCAGTGTACTTTATTCGTTGGAATCCTGATCCATATGCACCAAGCGTAGATACGAAGAAACAGGAGTCGATTGAGAAACGCCATAAGATCGTGTACAGTTACATCCGCGATATCGAGCGTAATAAGATCGCCCCTCCGAGGGCACTTCTGTCTGTTTTCTATATGTTCCACGATGGTTGGAACTCTCTCAACGACACAGAGTGGGAGGTTATTACACCGTTTTCACAGACAAACTCCGATTAATCAAATGCGCATCTACGCAGTCAATTGCGATACCGGCCGCGGCGAACGTCTGAAAGCTGCCGCAGCACCGCTGAACCTTGACATTGTACTGGTAGCATCACCCCTGAAAGACGACCCGGAGGTTGTGCGTCGCGGAGCCACCTGTTTCGCACGAGACACATCCTATCCGACCGGTTTCGCAGCAACCCTGGGACATATTCGCTGCATGCAGCGACTAGTCGATTCTGGGGATCCTCTTGCCATCATTATTGAAGATGATGTGAGGTTTCACAAAGCCTTCAATGAGGTTGTCGATGCATTGATTCCGCATATGATGGAGGGGAATACGGATATCCTGTCGTTGGGGTATATCAACATTCCAGGAGGCGAACACTATCACACAAATGGGCACATTCTCATCCGCAATGTGGGTGTATCCAATCCATGGGGTGCACAGTGTTACATGATTACACGGGAATGGGCAGCCAAGTTCTGTAAGATGTTTGAAGTTGACGATGTTTCGGAACCGTACCAGTCTCACTTTATTACGGACTGGGTGATGTTCGATCCGATTCTCGGGGTTCGTCGGGATACACTCATGTGGCCTATTGCAGTGGAAGGCCCCAACGAACAGTCCATTGCCGCATTCAATACAGGGAAACCCGATCTGTTTCAGACAGTTCCTCGTGAGTATTTCTAT